CTAATGCTATAGCATGTCCTGGATTAGAAAAAGATGTTTTTTTGTATTTAGGACCTGGATAGTTTGTTAAACTGTGCAAACTTTTGAGATTAAAGGGATGATTGTTATAAAATACAGCCCAAATTGCCTCTGCTTGGATTATTTGGTCAGATTTATATGTGTTTTTATCTGTATGTTCTAAAAGAACAAAAGGTTTTGGTCTACTCACAACTTTTCCTTATTTCACAAATATTTATACTAGATTACCAAGATTTTCCACCATCTAAGTTTATTTCTATAGATTCATCTATAGATTTGGTAACATTTTGTTGTAATGCAGTTATTAAATCATTATTTAAATAAAGGAGTAATAACGTTAAACTGTGAGATAAATTTTTTAATTCTTTTAATGGTATTCTTATTTCTTTATCATTTCTAGCCTCAGCAGTTTTAATCATTGAAATAATGTTTTCGATTGGAATTGTATTTATTTTTTCAAGTTTCATTTTTAGATCTTAATTTTTCTTTCATTTCTATTCTGGTTTTAAATGGACCATTATATTCATATTTTTCTAATGTAATTAATTTTGGACAAAAACTTTTTACCCAGCCTTTAGGAAACTTGATTATATAATATCCTGCACAATATAAACTTTTAGAATTAGAACTTTTTGTAAAAAGTGGTAATTTTAACTTAAGGTTGTAGATTGGATTATAAGGATGTGTAGAAGTTTCATAGCCATAAATTTCTTTACAGCTTATTTCTGTAATAGCAAGCTTGTCCCAGATTATCTGTTTACCGATTATCCTTTCGGTTGTTTTTATACTATCAAAAAATTTTGTACCTTTTTTATCACTTAATAAAAATTTATTATCAGCTACTGATAATGTTGCAATTTTTACTCCGTTGTCTTCTAAAATCCAAAATTTACCATTTATAATTTCTTTTGCGTGAACTGTCATTGTGTGTCTCCGTTATAGCTAGAGTTGATAATTTTTGCATATGCTTCTGCTTGCTCAGATAATCTATTTAATTCATGTTTTGCACAGAATTTCATAAATTTGATTCCTACTTGACCTACAGATTTACTAGGTGCACCTAGTATTTTGTCAGTTATTATTTTCTTTATTTCTTTAGGTTGGGCAGTTAGATCACATAGCATAACATTTCTATTGTAGTCATCTAGTACACGATGCTCGTTACCTTCGTGATCAACCCAGCGTTGCAGCATAAGATTGTTCCAATTAAAACCTTTTGTTTTTTTATCGTCAAATGCTTCAAGCAATCCTACTTTATTTTTTGTACCTTTCTTACGGACACCCGGATATGCACTGAACACATTGTCACTAGTGTCTCCCCGCATACATTTTTCAAATAGTAGCCATTCTGGCTCGGGTGCAGGTTTAGGTTTTCCTGTTTTGCGATCTTTTACAGGATTACCTTTTTCTGTTAAGTATCCGTCTATTGTTGTAGTTTGATTTGTTACACCGTTGTACTGTTTTACATTAGGAGCAATAAGTTGAGCAAAGTCTCCGTCAGTTGAAATAATAACGTGTTGGTCATTAGGGTGATGCTGTATCCAACCTGCAATAAGATCGTCTGCTTCTAGCTGTGGATCGTGCAATACAGTACAATTAGTTTTTTCTATTATAAAGTCTTTGAATTGGTCAAAACATTCCCAAAATGCACGATCTTCTTTTGCCTCTCTCTCGGTAAGTGCATCACGAGATTCTTGTCTATTACGCTTATAAGGGGCGTAAAAATCTTTACGCCAGCTACGACCTTCTAAACAAAATACTACATGATCGCCGTTAAAATCCTGCCATGCTTTTTTAACAGAACTAAGTGTGACATGTAGTGCCATACCTGTTTTTGTTTCAATATCGCCACGTACAACATGGCGAGCACGGAAGAATGTGTTTGCACTATCAACTAGAATGTAAGTTGCCATATCTATTTAGATTAGATTGTTTATACTTTAATATACCCGATTCCGCGGTCGTTGTCAACCCCTTGTTCATTTAATATTTGTGTAGCAATAGTCCTAAACCATTGATCAACAATTTCTTCATTTGTTTCACCTGTGTAACCTGCATCTAATAATTCTTCAATAAATTGATTGTTCCAGTCTAATTCAAAAAAACCATTTCGAATATTTGCAGGATTAATTTGTGTATCCAGAACTGCTACCCAAGGTTTTCCTTTTTTTGTAGCAATTTTCTTTTCTTCTGCTAAAATTGCTCTTCTTTCGTCTTCGTATGTGTGATTTTTTTTCTTTTTAAAAAAACTAAACATTTATTTTTCCATAATTAATTGTGGTTCAGTGCCTAGATATATTTTTAAATTTGCAAGATTCTGAATAACGATGTCTCCTAATCCATCGTTATTAATATCTTGATAGAAAGCATGAGGAGCAAGTGATCCTATTTCTGACAATCCTTCCAAATTTGTTAATATAAGTTCTTTACCTTGATTATTTAAAAATACAGAAAAAGTTTCAACAGGTGAATCCTTAGTATGAACTACAACATCTTCATAGCCATCTGCATTTATATCATTACAAGTAAAATATACACCATGTTCTTTTGTAAATCTATCTTTAAGTATATCTAATTCTTTAAGTCCGTTTTCGTCAACTTGTATTGCAGTATACCAAATATTCAGTGGTAAGTCTTCATAATCTAAATAACCAAAATAATTTTCCGGTACAACAGACGATTCTAGCCTTGCAATTAATAATTTTGTGTTATCATTCAAATTTAAAGCACATGAGTTTACCATATTGAAATTTATCATTAATTGATTATTATACCTAAAAGCATTGTCCATTCCTTGGTTTACTGATGTTTCAAAAATGCCTAATGTGAAATAATCATGTTTTAACCAAACATTATCACTTTGCTTATAGAGAGTGATACCATTTTGAGGAGGAGTCATCCAACGACCTTCATTATCATAGTCTAATAGATAATTTTGTATACCAAGGATATCCCAACCACTTAAAGTTGGATAACTTTCTATAATTATCCATTTGTTATTATGATATCGATATGAAACAGTCATTACTGGATAGCCGCCTCCATATACTAAATCAGTTATTGTATCACTAAATTTTACTGTTGTAATGCCAGTTTGATATAGTGGAGGGCCCGATAAAATATCAATGCGATAAGTTCCGTCGCCATTAGACATTACAACTTGCTGAGTAGAACCCCATACAAGATTACCGTTAATAACTGGACCAGGTCTTCCGTCCTCACGATGTAAAGAATAAGCAACATCTATAAATGAATCATTGTTAAAATCAGCAAAGACCTTTTTTCCTGATTGTGCTCCAAAACCTATAATTTCTTTACCAAATATTTCCTCATTGCCGTATCTATAACTACCGTCACGTTCTTGTATGTATACTACAAGAGCATCTTTAAACGGAGCAGATAGATCTGAACTAATATAATGCTGTCCTAATGACGTATGTAGAATAATATCTTGCAAGCCGTCGTTATTTAAATCTATCGGATCTACATTTTGAATTTGCCCTCCCTGATATATGTAAGGTAAATTTATTTCAATGCCGTTCTTCCAGTATTTGTTATTATCTACATCCTTTGGTGTAGAACTATACTTAGAAACATTTTCGTTACTACAACTTTGTAATATGGTAGTTAGTGCCATTGTAGTAATTACAAAAGTTTTAGTAAAAGTTTTCATAAATTAAGTACCCCAACTGTTACCAAATAAATCTACCTGCAGCCTAGGACTATATCTCCAGCCTTTTTCAAGTGCAAGTTCAGCTACATTTACTTTATTAGCTCCGTACTCCTCTTTACAACCTCCAACAGGCATTACATATACAGGAACATGTACGTTTGCGTCTATATATTGTTCTACTGCACGTTTTACATCCTCGATGTCAATATCATCTGCTACTACAAATTTTAAATACATCTTACTTCCACGTACATCTAAATATTGTCTAGCAATATGTGGTTTGATTGCAGTTTCCCAAGGCTCTGCACTAACAGTTAATTTAGGACTGCAAGCCCAAGTAACTTGAAATTGTTCTTGTTCAGATAAAAATGTAAAAAATTTATTGTTTAAAGGTTGTGTTGTATTTGTTTCAACTGTAAGGTTTTTAAGATCTGCCATGCCTGGATGCTTAAATAGCTCAATCCAAAATCTCTGCCATAGTAACGGCTCTCCGCCTGTAAGTATAAAATGTATATCCTGCCCATTATCCATTTGCCATTTGCCTTCTGGTGTTAAACTGAGCAAATGTTCTACAACTTCATCTACAGTCCTATCCATCATGTACTTTTTAAATTCTGGGTAGATGCTTGCGTATGTATCGCATCCTGTCCTAACCATAGGCAAATCCTCAAAGCGATGGACATGTTCTAGTACACCGTCGTCTAAGAATGCTCTTACCTCGTCACTGTATTTTTGCCTCTTTGTGCCTCTAGGCAATCCAAAACCTTGGCAACGGAAGTTGCAACCAAAGCTTCGTAAAAACACGCTAGGAGTACCAATAAAATTACCTTCTCCTTGCACTGAATAAAATGCTTCTGAATATCTTAATGTTTTCATTTGTGTCCTTTCATACTAAGGCATATGTCATAAAATTCTTGCTTTAGATAAGGATCTGATTGAAAAGCACCTA